CACCCCCGCAACACCCCCGACTAGAGCCCCGGCACTAGCGCAGACACAAAGGAGTACAGCCATGCCCGAAAACACCCTCACCGGATGGAAGCGCCGCATCGCCGCCTACCTGGAAGCGAACGGCATCGAGAAGTCGCCCTCGGCCATCTCCCGGATGGCAACCAAGATCAACAAGCGGTTCGAGTGGTCTACCGCCAACATCGACGCGACGGACTACGAGCTCGCCGAGACCGCCCTCCGCATTTTGGGCATCCACGCCGATCCCACCGCCCGCGACGCCGTCCAGAATATCGAAGCCGCCGCCTGACGGGACTGTAACACACAAGGAGAGAGCATGAACTTCACTGGTCGCGCGGATTGGGTCGCGTTTGTGGCTTGCGTTGCGCTTGTCGTCTTGTGCGTCGCGTACCAGGTGGCGGCGCTGTGAGACGGTCCACGGTTTACACGATCATCCTGGGCTGCTACACGGCTGTCCTCGCCATCCTGGGTGCGAGCCTCTGGCTGAACGATGAACGGCTGGCAGTGATCGGCCTGCTCCTCTTCACCGGCCTCTGTATCGTGTCCGCCGTCCTGATCACCCTCAACGAACACTGACCACCACATAAGGAGAGAATGATGAACCCCATCGAAGCGGCCGACCTGGCCCGCATCATCCTGGACGACACCGAGACCGACCGGCACATGGACCTGTACACCCTCACCGTCATCGAAGCCCGCACCCTCGCCCGCGCCGTACTGAACGGAGAGACCCATGACTGACCCCGTGACCCTCGCCCGCGAAGTGCTGGACCTCACTCACGAGGACGAGACCGTCACCGTCTGCTCGGTCCCGGACAACAAGGTCGCCGCCCTCGCCCGCGCCGTGATCGACCTGACCGCCCGGCTTGACGCCGAGCGTTTCTCCCACGCGAACACCGCCGTCAAGGTCAAGAACGTGGAGGCGCTGGCGGACCGGCTGGACGACGGCCACCTCCGCTACCTGATCCGCGCCGCACTGAACGGAGAGACCGCATGATCCGCCATGACATGCCGGAGCGTGACTATCACGCACACCTGGCACTGAACGCCAGCACACTGAAAGCCGTTGCCACCAAGCCGCTCGCCAAGGTCCGTCACGACCTCGACAACCGGGCCGGCTACAACCCCGCGTTCACCATCGGACGCGCGGCGCACCGTCTCATCCTCGAAGGCAACGGGGACGGGATCGTGCTGATCGACAAGCCCGACTACCGGACCAAGGAGGCAAGGGTCAGCCGGGATGCTGCACTCGCAGCCGGCAGCATCCCGCTTCTCCCCCACGAGCATGACCAGGTGGTCGCCATGTGCGCCGCCGTCAAGGAGGATGACACTGCCGGCCCGCTACTCACCGGGCACGCGCCCGAGGTCAGCGTGTTCGCGGACTTGTACGGTCAGCCCTGCAAAGCCCGCCTCGACGCATGGCACGCAGACGACGGCACCGGACGGCCCCTCATCGTGGACTTGAAGACCGCGGCAGACGCGAACCCGGAAACGTTCGCACGCACAGCCATTACGTACGGCTACGACCATCAGATGGCCCATTATCGGGACATCCTGGAAGCGGAGACCGGCACCCTGCCGCGTTTCCTGTTCGTACTGGTCGAGAAGACGGCACCGTATCTCGTGTCCGTCGTGGAACTGGACGACCTGTTCTACGACCTCGGCAAGCAGAAGAACGAGACGGCCGCCGCCAAGTGGTTGCGCGCCAAGGAGACGAACCAGTGGCCCGGCTATGAGGGCATCAACCGTGTCCTCGCCCCCATGTGGGCGCTGGACGAAATGGAAGAGGAGATCACCGAATGAACGACATCGCACCAACGCTGGTAGGGGACAGCAACGTTCTCAGCAAGGCTGACCTCATGGATGGGCCGCAGACATTCACCGTCGCCCGGGTTGACATCAACCTGTCCGACAAGAAGCGGCCTACCGCGATTCACCTTGTAGAGTCGCCCGGTAAGCCGTTCAAGCCCAACCTGGGGATGCGGAAGCTCATCGCCAAGGGGTGGGGGAAGTCCTCCAAGGAGTACGTCGGACGTCGCCTGACCCTGTTCCACAACCCCGATGTCCTGTGGCAGGGAAAGCGGGAGGGCGGGGTGGAGGTGTGCGCCATGTCCCATATTGAAGCACCGTTCACCATCCAGATCCCCGTCAACGCCAAGCAGGCAAAGACGGTCAAGGTCGAGGTGATCCCCGACTCGGCCCCCTCGCATGAGGTCCAGCCCGACTGGCAGGCCCTCATCGTGGAGGCCGGCGACGACGTTGCAGCCCTCCGCGCCATGTGGACTGACGCACAAGCCCGGGGCGCATCCGAAGCCATCCTCAACGACATCAAGAACGCCGCAACCACGGCACAGAGCAAGGAGAACTGAACATGGCCGAGAAGGACGACATCATGAGCACCATCCGCGACGAGGCGCTGCCGCTCGGGGAATCCCTCAAGAAGTTCGGTGACGGGGCGTTCCAGGTGGCACTCACCATGATGGCGCAGGGCATCTGGTCTCCCGAGAACTTCACCAACGTCACCTGCGACGCAATCAAGGCGACGGCACCCCAGATCGACGCCGAGTTCAACAAGCTCAAGGAGAACTAAACGTGGCAAGCATCAACACCGAGAGCAACGAGCCGGCTGGCGCCCTCCACGTCAAGGTAGTGCCCGACTTCGACGGCTTCACGGAGGCGCTGGAGAACGGACTGCGCGACGCCGAGGAGTCGGCGTCTCCCCTCCTCGCCATCCTGACCCGCATCGAGGACCACCTGCGCGTGATCGCCCGCGCACACCAGCCCATCACGGTGGGCCGCCACGAGTTCCGCACCCCCAAGAAGGAGAGCTGAGCATGCCTATCCCCACCATTCAGGAGACCGCCGGAGTCCTGGCCGACCCGGAACTCAGGTTCACGCAGCAGGGCAAGGCTGTCCTGTCCATCCGGCTCGCGTTCAACGACTCCCGGTACAACGAGGAAACCCGCCAGTGGGAGAACACCAAGACGTTCTACGTGGACGCGACCGCCTGGGAGCAGACCGCCGAGCGTCTGGCCGATCAGATCCGCAAGGGTGACCAGGTGTACGTGTCGGGGCGGCTGGAGACGCAGTCGTGGGAGAAGGACGGTGAGAAGAAGTCGAAGCCGTCGCTGACTGTGCGGACCATGCGGAAGCTGGAGAAGAACGCCCCCACCCAGCAGCAGGGCGGCGGCAACTTCGCCCCTGCCCAGTCCGCCGGGTTTGGTGGTCAGCCTCAGCCGGCACCGTCCCAGCAGGACCCGTGGGCCGGCGGGCAGCAGCAGGCCGCGTGGGATGAGCCGTCCGCCAACGAGCCGCCCTTCTGACCCGCAAGTAGTAGCGAGGGGCCGTAGCCGTCGCGGTTGCGGCCCCTTGCCCCACTGATACGAAACTCGTAATACCTAACCTGAAAGAAGCAAAAACGTGACCGTCCGTGTCTACACCACCCCGAACTGTAACCAGTGCGCCATGACCAAAATGTGGCTCGACAAGAAGGGCATCCACTACCAGACGGTGGACCTCGCAGACCCCGCCAACATGGGCGACTACGAGGCCATCCGGGCGCTCGGCTACAAGGCGGCACCCGTCGTCGCCATCGGCACCGACTACGAGGCCCATTGGTCTGGTTTCCGGCCCGACCTCCTCGCTGAGCACTGCCTCGACCCCGAAGACTGAACCACACGCAAAGGAGAGACCCCATGGCACTTGCAGACCACAAGCCCGCACGTAAGCGCGGCCACCTCGAACACGTCATCACCACCCTCGACGCCGAGGACCAGGCCACCCTCACCGCGTGGCTCCACGACCCCACCTACACCGCCGCATCCATCGCCCGAATCCTCACCGAAGAAGGACACCCCACCGAGGGCCACCACGTCGTGCAGTGGCGCAACCGCAACGTCAAGGGAGCCAGCAAGTGAGCCTCAAAGACGCATTCCTTCGCACCCGGCAGGCAGCCCTCGACATCGCCGTCGAACGCGCCCGCCCGAAGACGTGGAAGGCCGGCAGGGTCACACAGGACGGGGTCACTACGGTCACCACTGACCCGGTGGCAGCTGACACCCCGGACGGCACACACGCTGAGCTGCTGGAGGCGCACGGCTTCGACCCGGCCCGGTACCGCATCGTCGGCCCGATCCGGTCCACCCGGTGGACCGCATATCTGCCGAAGGAATACCGGACCAACAGTGTCGAAGGTGAGCCGGTCGAGGATGCGTTCACGTTCCAGGCGAAGGCAAGCCGCTTCCAGGTGGTCGAACGGGCAGAGGGCGAACTGTCCATAGACGAACTCGTGGAGGTTGTCAACAACTACCAGCCCGGCGAGCCGCCGACCCCCGCCGAGTTCATGGAACCCGGCGAGGCGTACGTGGTCGCTTTGGGCGACGCCCAGGCGGGTAAGCTCGAATCCCCCACAGAAGAACTCATCGGGCGGCTACTCGACTACATGCACAAGGCCGTGGAACCACTCCAGGGCCGCAAGGTCGAGCACATCCACCTCGCCTGGCTGGGCGACGCCTGCGAGGGCATGAACTCGCAGGGCGGGTCACTACGCTGGCGCACCACACTCACCATGACGGAGCAGGTGCGCCTCATCCGGCGTCTCATGCTGAAGCAAATCGAGATCCTGGCCCCCTACGCTGAACGGCTGACCGTCGTCAGCGTCGGAGGCAACCACGATGAGGGGTACTCCCGCGACTTGAAGACGCGGGAGGACGACTCATGGGCGGTCGAGGCACTGAACATGGTCGCGGACGCGTTGGAGTTCAACCCAGCGTTCTCCCATGTTGAGTGCTATGTGCCCGGACCTGACGAGCAGGGCGTGGTCATGGACGTGGCCGGCACCGTGATCGCCCACGTCCACGGGCACAAGATCAAGCCCGGCAAGTGGCGTGAGTGGTGGGCCGGCCAGGCCCTCGGACGGCAGGCATACGGTGAGGCCGACCTGCTGCTCCAGGGGCACATGCACCACTGGCAGGTCAGTGAGGATGGCGACCGTAAGTGGATCTGCGTTCCAGCGATGGAGAGCGGGTCAACGTGGTGGCGGGACTCGACCGGCACCTGGGGGTCGCCCGGCATCCTCACGTTCAAGACAAAGGACGGCAGAATCCGCGACATGACCAAGATCGAAGCTACCCCCGAACACAAGAACAACTAACCCAAGGAGTAATCGTGAACGACACCAAGGCGCAGGCCGCGTGGCACCCGTACCGGAACGCGTGGGAGGCCGCGCAGGCCGAACGTGCCAAGCGGGAAGAAGAGGAACGACAGAAGCAGGTGGAACGCATGACCCGCCTCATCGCCAAGCGGGGGGCCTGGACATGAGCGCCGACGCGGCCGCCGTATTCCGCTACATCGAGCACGAGGCCGGGCAGCTCATCCGCAAAGCCCGCACCGAACGCGACAAGGCCTGGCAGGAAGTGGCGGCAACCCACGCTGCTTCCCGCCAGAAGGACGAACAGATCCGCAAACTGACCCGTGACTTGCGGGCAGCAGAAGGACGGGCCAGACGCGCCCGCCGGCAACTCGGCCAACTCGAAGCAAGCTACGACGCACTCCTCATGCGCCACGCCTTCGAGAACGCCAGAACCAACTAACCTGCACTACCACAAGGAGAGAATGATGAACGACCAGAACATGCAGGTCATCGAGAACGCCACCCGGAACGACGTGCGCTCCGGAGACCACCTCACCTGGAAGTGGGTGCAGGAGATTGACGGCGTGACCGTCAGGTCCTCCCACGAGGGCATCGCGCACCACCAGGACGAATACGGCGCCTGGTGGACCGAGGGCGGCATGTGGCTCACGTCCGTCGGTGCCGGCACCCTCACGATCCGCCGCCCGATCACTAAGGAGAACTGACCGATGATTAGCACAACCGAACTGGTTTATGCGCTTCAAGGGTGGGCGTCGGAGGGCGGCATCCCGGAGCGTGACGCCCCCGTGATCCGCGCGTTCCTGACCGGGATGCGCGGCACGGAGAAGGGCCGTGAGCACGTCTACGACGCGTTGGTGGCCGCGAAGGAATGGTCCTGGGTTGACGCTGACGCGGCTACCTGTGACGTGGACGAGGCCCGCACATTCCGGCGCGCCGAGAAGTCCGCCGCCGCCCGACTCGCCACCATCTGCGAAAAGGTGATCGCATGACCGCCACCACGACCCTCCAGAAGGCTCTCGCCGCGCAGGTTGCCCTGCCACTGGCCCAACTGCCCGAGACCGCCGGCCACTGCCCGGCATGGATCGATTCGAAGGGCGCAGAGTGCAAGCGCCCGGCCACGGATGGGCTGTTGTGTCGTCGTCACCACAACGTCGCGGAACGCCGCCTGGCAGCTGCTATCGAGAAGCGTCAGGCCGAGGCCGTGAAGGCCAGGGAGAAGGCTCCGGCCCGACGCGCCCGCCTCGCCTCCATCGAGGAGCGGATCGCCCTCCTTCAGTCCCGTCTGTCCCACCCGGACACCACGGACATGGCGGCGTATGGGGGTGCGGTGAACATCCGCATCCAGGCCCGTCGTGAGGCCGCGATGGTGCGGGACGTGGAGACGGGTGCGGAGCTGCACCGGCTGACCCGTCAGGCCGAGTCCCTGCGGTCCTTGCTGGGGGTGACGGCATGACCCGCATGGCCGGACACAAGATCAGCGACGACGGAACCCGCATCGTCTGCACCGCCCCACCTAATGCCGCCTGCCGTGCCAGGCCAGACTGCGACACCGAAGGCTGGGATGACCGGGGATGTGGTGACCACGACCCGCGCCACCCCAACACCCCCGGACACGACTGCTGGGCCGTCGAGTGGACCAACGCCCCCGGTCGCTTGGACTACACCTGTGGCGACGACCCCGACCCCACCATCCACCCTGGCCGTGCCGTTGCCCTCACCTGGCAGGGCAGTGACATCGGCATCACCTGGGTCTACCGCATCAGCGCCAAGGAGGAAACATGAGCACCCCGCACCGCATTCAACGTCAGCGCACGAAAGGCTGGCGGATGCCCGAGAACACGGTTTACGTGGGCCGGGGAACAAAGTGGGGCAACCCGTGGAAGGTCACCCCACATGAGGATGGCCGGGCAACGGTGACAGACCCGATCAGCTGCACCGCATTCGAGTCAGTACCCGCCGCCAACGCGCACGCCACCGGATCATTCCGTTGGCAACTGCTCAATCACCCCAATGTCCTCGGCTTCACCGAGACGGAGGCCAGCGCCGAGCTGGCTGGGAAGAACCTGGCGTGCTCGTGCCCACTCGATCAGCCGTGCCACGCGGACGTGCTACTCGAAATCGCTAACCGAGAGGAAGAGGCAGCATGACCCGCCGCCCACTGATCCTGGACCTGCTGCCCGATTTCCACGGAGCCACCATCACCGACGTGACCTACTGGGGCACCGGCGAGGCCGAACGGTTCAAGTCGGCCACCCGGGACGATGACGGTGTGTGGTCGGCCTCAGCGTGGATCGGGCTCCGGCCCCTGAACCTGCACTACATCACCGAGTTCACCGTTCACCAGGGCGACGACACAACCACCTGGACTGAGGGGTCCCACCCGAACCACTGGTCCTGCACCGTCGAGCGCAAGGATGAACGATGACCCGTCGCCCTCATTTGAGCGTCACCCCCACGGGCCTCGCTTACATCTCCGGTGACTGGCACGACCGGGACAGCGCACACCACGCCGAAGCAGCTTTGCGCACCATCTGGGCGGACCTCGACCGCGCCGGCCTCACCGCCACACTCAACGCCGAACGCGCCATCCACCAAGCCCGAGCCGAACAGATGCTCGACACGATCGTAAGGAACCAGGAATGACACGCCCCATGCCCTACACGGAAGCGCCGCCACACCCCGGACGATCACCGAAGTTCTCGGGGGATGACGTGGGCCACGAGGAAAGGCTGGCCGCGAGAGAAGCGTGGGATGACGCCCGGTGGAAATACACCGAGAGCATCGTGGTCGGACGGGACAAGCGCCTCACGGACGCCGAGTGCGCCGCCCACTACTGGCAGGCATTATGCTATCGCGCCCGCGCCCTATCCGAAATCATCAACCTGCCACCGCATGAGGCGAGGCGAATCGTCAAGGAATCCGACACCTGGCACCGCTTCGGCACCCATCACCACGCCCTGGAGGAAGCATGACCGAGGCCCGCCGTATCCGCACCACCAACGCCGACCCGCTCAACAGTTGGAAGCTGCCCATCGGCCACGACATGCCGCGCGCCACCACTGAACACAACCGTGCCGCAGCCGCAGCATGGCTCGAAGCGCGACGACGCCGAACCGGACGCGTCGGAGAAATCGACCTCGACGACCTGCGCGCCGGCAGACTCGGAGTGCGGCCCTTTAATCGGCCCGCCAGTGAGTGACCCGCGTGCACATTCGGATTAGGACATTTGTCCGATTCGGGCTATAATGGTGGGCAACAGAAGACGGCCCCGGAGAGCGCGCCAACACTCTCCGGGGCCTAGCCGCTCACTTGACACAGACAAGGAGGGCGTACACATGAGTGTACCCAACGAGGACCGCGCCACCCTTGCGCGCGAGTTCCTGCGCATGGCGCACAAGAACTACCAGACGCACTACGCCCAGCGCGTCTACTTCGCCCGCATCTCCCGCGAACACGGCCTCACCAACAAGGAGATCGCCGACGCCTATGAGATGACCGAATCCGGCGTCCGCAAGATGCTCGAACGTGCGGAGGTGGCCGACTGATGCCCCGCTTCGACGTAAGTAGCGACTTCGCTAGCCACCCCGCCGCACAGGGCCTCACCCTGCACCAGATCGGCATCTGGACCATGTGCGGGTCATGGAGCGCCAAGCACCGCACCGCCGGGCGAACGCCAATCGCCGTGGCGCGAAACTTCGGCGCATCGGACAAGGACATTGCAGCCCTTGTCGAATGCGGCCTTTGGGCCGTCGTAGGCGACGACGTGACGTATGCCCACGCAGACCTGTGCCGCTTCATCGCGGGAGACTGGCGACCAAAAATCCCCAGTCGCATCCGCGCCACCGTCATCCTTCGGGCGGGCGGCATGTGCGCCCAGTGCGGCTCCACCGACGAACCGCAGATCGACCACATCAAGCCCTGGTCAAAGGGTGGAACGCACAGCCTGGACAACCTCCAGCTCTTGTGCGGCCCGTGCAACAGAGCAAAGGGGGACCGCTGGTGAGCGACCGCAGACTGTGGGTGAAGATCGACCGGGGCTACCTGGACAACCCGAAGATGCTCGACATTTTGGATGTCAGTAGCACTGCACCTCTCATGCATCTTGCATCCATCCTCTACTGCTCCCAGCACCTCACGGACGGGCATATCAACCCGTCCGTGGCGCGCCGAAAGGTGGGCGGCACTAAGGAGGATGAGCGCGCGCTGATCGAGGCGGGCATGTGGCACGAGGCTGGGCATGGGTGCGAGAGGTGCCCGCAGCCCGCCGAGGGCAAGGTATACGTCCACGACTACCTGGAGCACAACCAGACCGCGCGCCAGGCAGAGCACGTTTCTCAGAAGCGATCCGAAGCCGCGCAGAAGCGGTGGGGGGGCTCTTCGGGTGTGCAAAGTGCATCCAAGGTGGATAGCAAGGCGGATGCAAATCAGATGCAGAGAAGAGAAGAGAAGAGAAGAGAAGACGAGAGCAAGTTCGCGACCTGGTATGCCGCCTACCCGAAGAAGGTTGGCAAGGGCGCGGCGGAGAGAGCATTCAAGGCGGCCTTGAAGAAGACCGACCTTGACACGCTCATCGCAGGCCGAGACCGCTACATCGCAGCCACCCGCGGCACTGACCCCAAGTTCATCGCCAACCCCGCAACGTGGCTCAACGGGGAACGATGGGCAGACGAGACCCCCGCCCCCACCAACGCCACACCCCCGCCCCGCATCACCCGACGCATGGCCGTCTGACCTGGCCCCAGACCAGCAGCGCAACGCCCCCGGCCTCGCCTACCCCGACGCCGTCACCCTCACCCGTGGCCGCGCCGACGCCGAGGACTTCATCGACCCCCGCTACCAGCACCTCTACACGGCCATCCTCACCGAGTACGCCGAAGCGGGAACCGTGAACCCGATCACCGTGCACCAGCGGGCCACCACCGCCGGCCTGCGCGGTGTAGACCTGGTGGACCTGTACCGCTGGCAGGAAGCCATCAGTTCCGCCGCCGTCGCCCCCACCCTGGCCGACCAGGTACGGGACGGGGCACTCCGCTACCGTCTCGGCCTCATGGTCGGGCAGATGCACCAGCGGATCTCGGACACCGGCACCCCCGTCGCTGACTCTGTGTCCGAGATGCTGGCCGCGCTCACGCAGATCCGGGACGGGGCGACCGGCGGCACCACCCTGGCCGCTAAGACGCTCCGCGAGATCCTGGAAACGGAGGACGAACCCGAGGACTGGGTCATCCCCGGACTGTTCGAACGTGGGGACCGGCTGATCCTCACCGGCTATGAGGGGCTGGGCAAGACGACGTGGCTCCGGCAGATCGGCATCTGCGCAGCCGCCGGCCTCAACCCCGTCACCCTCGACCAGTTGGACCGTCAGATCCGGGTGCTGTTCGTTGACGTGGAGAACTCCGAACGTCAGTGGCGGCGTGAGACCCGGGGAATCGCTGTCGTCGCCGAACGCGGTGGCCTCGGTTCCCCCCGCGACTACGTCCACGTCCACACTGGGGCGCGCATGGACCTTCGCAAAGACCGCGACCTGGGGCTCGTGCACCGGCTCGTGGACCAGTACCAGCCCGAGATCCTGGTCATTGGCCCCCTGTACCGGCTCACCCCGAACGGCATCAACAACGACGAGGAAGCCGCCCCGCTGATCGCCGCACTGGACACACTCCGGGACCGGGGCCTCGTGCTCGCGATGGAAGCTCACGCCCCGAAGGGCAGCATGGGGGAACGCAACCTGGCCCCTCGCGGGTCGGCGGCGCTCATGGGCTGGCCCGAGTTCGGTTTCGGGCTGGCCCCGAAGGACCAGGACGAGACGGGCCGCATCCAGACCGCCGAGGTCGTCCGCTGGCGTGGAGACCGTGACCGTGGCCGCCGTTGGCCGAAGATGTTGTGGGCTGGCGGCCCGTTCCCGTGGACGGCGGACGAGGTTAGCAACAGCACACGACAAGCCCTGTACGCCCGCTAGGAAGCCCGCAACCACCAGTCAGGTCCCGGACTGCCACCAGGGCCACAAACCCGCCCCAAAACGGCGCACAAGGAGAGAGCGTGCCTCGCAGATGATGGGAGTTGCATCCCGTACCTACGCCATGTAGGCTGTGGGTACACACCAAGGAGAGGAAAGACCATGAACACCACCGCCACCATCCAGAACCGCACCACCCGCAACTACCTCGGCCGCGAGCGCCTGACCTTCGAGTTCGCCCTGTCGAACACGATCCACGCCCGCTACACCACCGTTGACGACTACGGCTACACCGGACACGACATTCACCTCGACCGCGTCCAGGTCATGGTCTGCAAGGGCCAGAACGAGACCACGTACGTGATCGTGAACGAGAATGGCCGTCGCCTCGAAATCCAGGGCGCCGCCCGCCTCGACGGCGAGTTCCGCCAGTTCCGCAAGCCCGTCAGCGACAACCAGGACGAGGCCCGCGCCGCGAAGGTCCTCGCCAAGTGGCTGGCCGCCTGACCCATGGCAACCCCACTCAGGAACTTCCGGCTCGACGACGAAACCTGGCGACGGCTCAAGGAGCGCGCCGAAGAAGAAGGGTCAGACGCCTCGACGCTCATCCGCACACTCATCACCCGCTATCTGTCGAAGTGACAGATGCAGGGGCGCACCCAATGGTGCGCCCCTGCCCGCACAAGGAGAGAACACCATGACCCGCCCCCGCCTACTCGACCTCTACAGTTGCGCCGGAGGAGCCGCAGTCGGCTACCACCGTGCAGGCTTCGACGTCGTCGGCGTAGACATCGCCTTCCAGAAGAACTACCCCTACGAGTTCCACCAGGGTGACGCGCTCGCCTACGTCGCCGAGCACGGCCACGAGTTCGACGCCATCCACGCATCCCCGCCATGCCAGGCATTCAGCAAAACCCGCACCCTGCACAACAACGAACACCCCGACCTCGTCGCCCCGACGCGGGAGGCCCTGGAAGCCACCGGCAAGCCCTACATCATCGAGAACGTTGTCGGCGCACCCCTGATCGACCCGCTCATGCTGTGCGGCACCGAGTTCGGCATGACGGCCCTCGACGTGGACGGTGTGCCCCTCAAAGTGCTCCGCCACCGCCTCTTCGAGTCGAACATCCCCCTCACCCGACGCGGCGAATGCGACCACGACCCCTCCATCCTCACCGCCTCGATCTACGGGGCCGGCGGAGGATGGACGCCCGAGCATCGCGACAGCCCCACACGGCGCGGCGGCTACGTCCCCCACACCGACGTATGCCGGGAACTGCTCGGCGTGGACTGGACCACCAAACACGAGCTGTCACAGGTCGTCCCGCCCGCATTCACCGAACACCTCGGCAAGCAGCTCATCCAGCACATCTGAACCACACCCAAGGAGAGAACATGAACACCCTGCCAGCCCGCTTCACGCACCCCCACGCGGAAGTCCCGACCCGCGCGCACCCGACCGACGCGGGCCTCGACCTCGCCGCATCCGAGACCACACACATCGCACCCGGCGTCGTGACCCTCGTGCCCACCGGCATCTCGGTCGCCATCCCCGAAGGACACGTCGGCATCCTCGCCGCCCGCTCCTCACTCGCCGTCAAGAAAGCCATGACCCTCGCCAACGGGGTCGGCATCATCGACGCCGACTACCGGGGCGAAATCAAGATCCCCATCATCCCCCTCGACGGCTGCCACAACCTCATCCAAGCCGGCCAGAAGATCGCGCAACTCATCATCATCCCCATCGCACTACCCACCGTGGAAGTCGTCGCCGAACTGCCGGACAGTGAACGCGGCCACGGCGGATTCGGGAGCACCGACGCATGAACGACCCCATCAACCCGGACCACTACCGCCGCCACGGCATCGAACTCATCGACCTCATCGAACACATGCCCTTCTCACGCGCCAACGTCATCAAGTACGTTGCCCGTGCAGGCCACAAGAACCCGGCAACCGAACTCGAAGACCTCCGCAAAGCCGCCTGGTACATCAACCGCGAAATCGCACGACTCGAAGGAGAGAACCAATGACTGACCTCACCCCCAACCACCCCGCCGTCGAAGCGGCGCATACCGCGTCGCAAGCATGGATGGATGACGTGGCCTGCAAACTCCCGCGCGACGAGATGGTCTACATCCTCACCGCCGCCATCCCGCACCTGGACGCCGACGACCTCCGCAACACCGATGCCGCAGAGGAAATCCGCACCGAGGGATGGCTGCAGGGCTGGGCCGCTGGACGTGACCTGGACGGCGACGAGGACGCGATCCCGTACCTCCGCAACACCCCCGCCGGACGCGCACTCATGGCCGAAGGATGGGACGCGCTGATCGAAAGCATGTCCGCATCCGGCGAGTTCCACGACGTAGACCTCCGAACCATGCAACGTCTGAACCCCTACCGGAAGGCCGACGCATGAGCCGAACGTGGACGCTGACCATCGACGCGCCAACCCACCACACCCGTGACGGCAAAACACGGGTCCTGTGGATCAACGCGAACTCACGCGAGCACTACATGGCGAGGGCACGGAAAACCAAGCTGTGGCGGACAGCGGCATTCGAAGCCGCACGACGCAGCCCCATCCCGCCCCTCGACAAAGCACGCATCACCGTCACCATCCACAAAACCCGTGGAGGACGATACGATCCGGGCAACCTAGCCCCTACGGCCAAAGCGGCTGTAGACGGCATAGTAGACGCCAACATCCTCCCCGACGACGACGCCGAACACCTCGAAGGCCCCGACATGCGCGCCGGCACCAAAGCCGACCACCCCCATATCACCATCACCATCCGCGAAATCGGATGAACCGAACACTAAGGAGAGAACCATGAGTTCAACCGAAATCTACGGGCACCACATCAACCTGCCCGAACCCAACCCCGGCGGCATGGTCACCGAGGACAGACAGTAGCATTGTTATGACATAAACTAGTTACCACTACCAATTTTAAAACTAAAATATCTTTGCATTATGCTTAAAGATAAAAGTTTAATTTCA